AATCCCCGGCATATGAAATCGTCGATTATATTTGACGAAAGTGCCCGTTCCGGCTGGACCTTGTATTCGATGCGAAGTATTAATTACGCTTAGCTGATCTGCGGCTTTTTGAGCCCCACATACTACGTCACCGAGATTTTGCGACTGCGTAGCGCCGGGAAAACCATACACGTCGCCATAGGGATAAGGCATATTAATACTCCGAAATAAAAGTTACTATGTATGATACCCCGTTAAAATACCGACAGGATAGTTTGTACTAATGGATGCCTTACAGATTGCTTTAAATCGGCAATACCAATGCGGTTATCAGGATTTAATGACAACGGCTCAACCCTCTTGATAAAGTCTGCAAAATCATTTTGATGATAATGACATAGGTCTGACTGAGTCGTATCGCCGTTTAAAATCATCTTAGAATTCTCGCCGAAACGAGTAACAACAAGTTTAAGTTGGTGCATAGTAAGGTTTTCCGCTTCATCAATTACGATAAACGAATTGATAAATGTTAAACCTCGCATAAATCCAACCGGTATGACTTGAATTTGTCCGTGAGCAATTGCTTTACGTACGTCTATAAATGGCGATAGCTGAATAAATAAAGGCTGTAGATAAGGATCTGTTTTATTTTCTATCTCGCCCGGCAGAATACCTAAATTAGCTTCTGCACTAACGATTGGTCTCGATATGATAATTTTGTCTACTAAACCTCGTAGAAAATAATCAGCCGCCATAGCTGAACTAACAGCACTTTTACCACTTCCAGCAACACCGCTGACAAATATTAAATCATTATTATGGATAAGTTTAACTAAGCTAGCTTGTTCGCGAGTTCTAGGAGAAAATTTTTCATGCTGCGTTTCATGTTCTGATTCACGAGTTACATCTTTTGGTTGCACCGCTGCGGGACGACGTTTTCTAGGCATGTTTAAACTTTATGTTAAAGTAACGATGTGTCCAAGTATAATACACTATTCTAATTTGATCCCCAGGCTATTAAATAGATCGTCTTCGTCTTCATATTGTGTCAAACTTCCCTTCATTGCTTGAAAAGTATCATTGTTTGGTATTTTATAATCATAAAGTTCCTTTAAAGCTAAACCAATACATCGCTCTTGTAATTGAGCGGGAGTTAACTCTTCATCGGGATTTTGTAAAAGTTGGTCAGTAATTTCTTTATGGGCTTCGGGACTATCATGTAAGATTTTATTGACTAATTTAAATTTATTTTCTGCTGTAAGATATGTTAATTCAATGACTTTGTCTATCCTACCGGGTCTATTTAACAATGCTGGGTCTACCTTATCTAGTAGATTAGTGGTTATGATGGTAAATATACCCTCGAAGTTTTCTACGCCGTCCAAACAATTTAAAAAAGTATCAAAAGTTAGACCTTTTCTATCCATAGTGTCAACTTGATTGTCTTTGTCGCTTAAAGCTGACAACAAATTATTATTACTATAAACAATATTGGTTCTACCATCAAAAATATTATCAAAATCTTCTATTAAAACAATACATGGAGTATAGTGTTGTAAAGAACGCCATTGATCTTCAAACTTTTTTGATGTCATATTGTGCATTTTAAATAAAACTATTGGTATATCTAGAAGTTCTGCTATAGCTCTTGCTAATGAACTTTTACCGGTGCCCGGTGGTCCGTATAATAACCATCCTAATTTCCAATTAACGCCTTTTCTTTTATACCAATCTTTATTATCAAACCATAGTTGGGCTGATTCAATTAATTCTTCATTATTTTTTGTTAATACGATAGAATCAATTTTATCTTTATTTACTTGAAATCCTAAATCATGATTTTTATGAGATAGTGAGATACAAGTTGCTCGGGCAAAATTAATAATTTCGCTTCCAGACACCGACGTTGAAGAATAACCATCATCTATCTTCAAAACAAAAAATCGCTGCTGATTCTTATTTTCTTCCGCAGAACTTTCGTTATAATAGTGAGTTGCATTATTTATCAATTTAATTGGATCTAAAGTACCTTTGATATAGAATAGGGTTACTTTTTCATACGCGGTTGTTGGTATACTTTTAGAGTTTTCTGTTTTATTGTCTTGTTTGGCTACATGATAATAAAATGGAATATGTTTACTCCAAAAAAGTATGGACGATTTACCAAATCTTTCTAAAGATATATATTCTCTTTTTTTTGTAGACCTAATATAATACTGATAGTGGAAAATCGTTTTATCGTAAAATCCAGAATATTGAAAATTGTGAATTAGGTAAGATAATAAAATATGCTGTGAGTGTTCTTCTATAACAATTTTCTTCACAAATATATTACATACTTTCCATGCTGCGCTCTTAATCATTCCCCATGAGGAAATTAATGTGCCGACTAATGCTCCACCAACAAATAGCTTGGTAAAATCCACTTTATATCCTTTAAGGTTTATTATTCAATAAATACTTCCAGCCTTCTTCTGTTTTCTCTAAATCTGCAAATACCGAAGGTGAAAAATCCTTTAAAATCGGCACAACCTGATCCATTACTAAACGAATTTCTTCTTCTGCGCCATCTCCGCCCCTCATATTAACTATATGTCGCCACGCACGCAAATTTCCTGTCACTAATATAGTTGTTGCTAAACCAATTGGGGCTAGTCTGCGAAATCTACTTGTCCATTTTTTCTTTTCATCAAACGATTTACCTTCTAAATTAACTATTTTATTTAACTTTAATTGCACGTTTTCTAAATATTCTACTGTTTCTAAGTATAGTTGATTTAACTCTTCATTTTCTTCTACTTCTTTTGGAAGCCAAAATTTTAATTGGTCTAGACGAACATAACGTAGACTTTCTTGTGAATAAGCCATTCCTGCACGATGTCTAACCATTTCGTGGGTAAACACTCTACTAACATTATGAAAAATCATACTGATAGTAGAGTGTTCTAACACGCTGCCATGCGATGATTGAATAATATTTTGGACATATTGTAAATTATCATCCCTTACTCTGGATACATTAGGATTTGTTCCTTGCGTACCATCATAAGGTGCCCAACTACGGTAACATAGTCTTCCAGCAACTTCTATTAATCCATCAGAAGGTGTTTCAGCATTAGAACTCCATCCTTCTTGTTGGATATCTTCCATAAAGTCTGAAAAATTTTCATTAAAATCTGTTTGTGCTACCACGTAAACTTTAGGTTGAACTTGTATCATATTGGGATATTTTCCTTAGTAAATATGCATTCTATGTCTTACAAAGATCGCAAGTAAGCACTAATATTTTCCTTTAGAAAGAAATTCTTAAATGAATGTTTTGGAGTAGTCTTCGCCGCCTCATATGGAACCGCAAAATTTACGCCATTATCCTCAATAGGAATTTTCTTTAGATCGGGCTCTGATGGCAGAGGGCATTCCGAGTTAATCGCCCACTCTACATTAGCACTTTTTGCCCAATCAAGAATACGTCGAGCCGGAACACATAAAATGAATGTTTCGCCCGCACCATTAGTTAGAATACCTAACATACGACCATCGTTTAAAAACAATCCACTTCCAGAACAACCGGGAAATCCGGGGCAACTAACTTGATCGTAAACGTGACCGTCAAGTAATCGACCATGTTGGGAAACAATTCCCTTACTAACTGTGTTGCTGCCGTCTAAACCTAAAGCGGAACCCACATTAATGACATCGTCGCCCAATGAAGGTAATTTCTTTTCATTATAAATTCTAAATGATGCGGTTGAAAAATTCTTCTTACGTACCTTTAGTATCGCTAAATCTTCTTCGCGGTTGTACCGAATAACCGAAGCCAAAATACTATATCGAGCAACCAATCGACCGTCTTCATTAATACTTTGAACGATCTGTGCGTCGTCAAACTCTACAACGGTACGTGGTGTTCCACTTTTCCCATCAATAATCTGACGAGTTTTTCTCAACCCCTCAACTACATGTGCAGCCGTTAGTACAAATGTTACATTATCGTCGCCAATTTTTCTAGTAGACAACACGCCACTACCAGAACCCCTTCCAGTTGTTACGGTTACGGAAACCTCTTGTAGTTTGTCAATCAAATCACCGGCATATGTCGGAACAGGAGCGATAACGAGAAGTAAAGCGAGCAGAAAACGTTTCATAGTTTAGCCTCAGATCTTTGGGTTAAAATTAGTAATGCAATACCGTCATCAAGCAAAATTTTATCTTTAGATGACCATGTTTTGTCTATAGATTGTGATTGACATAGAGGATCTTCACCGGCGTATTTAATTACATTGGGGAAAAATTTACTACAACAAAGCACACCGAGCGGGGAAAAATAATAAGGGGAATTCACCGAATATCCATATGGTGATGGCATCGCTGAATATCCTAACCTACCAGTAGTTTTAATTTGAAATTTTATAGATTTGTCGAGATGATCTAACCAAATAGTCTCCTCTGGATAAAACGCGAGGGGAAAATAGAACACGAACAATGGTAAAGTATAATCTATATTGGTTTCCGGTAAAGGTGAATTATAATATTTGTATAATAAAATTCCCTCATTATATCTATCCCACTTACTGCGCAAGCCAATGCCGTGACGGAATAAGCCCTCTTCCATCATCTTCTCTTTGTCTATTCCCGCGCTAACCTTTTTTATATGAGCCAACAATTCGGAATCTCCTAATCGTTCGGCTGCTCTTTGCGCTCCTAAATAGAATAGAATAGAGTCTATAGAAGATACTTCACATGAATATGCCGGATTGCCCTTTAAATCCACGAAATGATATAACCAACCGAAGTGATCCATATTGGCGTTAATCATATTGTCAAAACCTGTGGCAATCCATTGCTTGGCGGTTTTTTTAGAAATTATTCCGTGTTCGGCAGCAAGAACATAAGCATAAAAGCCGGTTCCGGTTGCTGATACTGATACGATTTCTCTATTATCTGATCGGTCTAATGTCCAACACTTAGCAGTTTTCGCTGAAAGTATGCTTCGCACTAATGGCGTCACATAGTCGGGCTTCACATTATGCAAAACACACGATAAAAATATCGTAGCCACAATTAACAGCGTAGCTAATTTACTCATTATATAGCCATGACATATCGTTGTCGTCAGCCCATTTAATAATTGTTCTAACCGGCAACATTCCGTATCGAATGTCTTTATTACCTATGCAAATCATACCAACTAGTCGACCGTCTAACAAGAATACTCCTGAACCGCTCGCTCCTGACTTGCCGGTAATTGCTAAAATGTCGTATGAGTTTCCACGTACAAATAAGTCGTGCGAAGAAATAATGCCCTTGCTAACCGCATGAGGTACTTCTGCCCCGGAATTATTGCCTACAGTTAAAACGTCTGTCGCTAGTTTTGGCTTTGTCTTGGATAGGTAAAATTTGGTAGACGTAAAATGAAAGTTGGATTTATCTAATAATTTAATTACGCCTATATCCAACTTACGATTGTATTTAATTACTTCGCCTGTAACACTATAGGTGATATTATTTTGTGTGTGTAATACTTCTACGTGTTTAAATGTGACCTCTCCGGTATATTCGTCTTCAATAATGGATGGCTCAAGACAATGTGCGGCGGTTATAACATAAACCTCATTATTGTGAAGTACAGTGAACCCACTACCATAACCTTCGGCGTCTTTAACCACTACGCTGGAATTTACAAGATTTTCAATTGGTGAACTTTGAGGAAGGGTGAAATATAAAGTAGTTCCAAGTATGAAACCGGCGTAAATAATTACTCCAAAAATAATTTTATTCATCATGGTCTATCCTCTAAAAGTTCTATTTGACCTTTAATAAGTATGTCGTGTATGCTTGCCCTTTTACCATTTTTGTGATTGATAACTCCCTGATCATTTCCACACATTCGGTACGTTCGTATCTGACTGCCAAATGTAGCGTCAGACTTAGCCTCATACGCCTTTTGTAAGGATAAGTCTTTTTTATCTTTAATAAATTGATCTAATTTTTCCTGCAAAGACTCCATTGCCGCTTTTTTATTTTGTGGTAATGATCTTTCTTTTGTAGCCACGGCTTTAATACCGGTAGGTATATGAATAGCTCTTACGCATTTTTGACATTTGTTCCTATTAGCTCCTCCGGGTCCATGACCGGAAAATACTTCAAAACGTATATCTTTAGGATTTATTTTCATACGTGAATATCCTTACGTTGACATCCCTTACTCATTAATACTTGTATGGGACAATCACATAGTGTTTTAACAAGATTATCGTCCGTATCAATATAGTTTGACTCGCCACACTCTTCCAACATTTCTCCAATATCAACTTTTCGCCATTTAATTAGAGATTGAAGTATTTTACTAGAATCAAATCTAACAGGTAAATTATATCCTAATATGGGGTTTTCAAACTCTTCCGGCTGTAAGTATTTAGCGTTTCGTTTTAACATTGTTAATACCCCTCAGCACTTTGAGTAAGAGCAGCTTTGACATTTAGCGCAGTTTTCAGATCTAATCATATTACCATTACATTCTGGACACTTCTCTTCGAGTTTCTCGTCTGCTACGAATTTACTTAAAACTCTAGACAAAACATGCGCAAGAGAATATAAATCACCTTTACATTTCAACAATTGATTCCGAAGAAACTTCGTATCGCATCCGTGGCGAAAACTAGTTGAAATCAGTCTATTAAAACCTTCCTGAGTATCGTCCGAACATGATGCGAGATCGTCAATTAATACATTGTTATTACTATCAAGTAATTTATAATGACCGGCGCGGGCACGTTGAATAAAACCATCCTTAACATCTTTCTCTAATAGGTCGTGTAATCTATCATAGTTGCCAGAAAACACTTCATAGGGGAAATTTTCAAATAATCCAACAACGACGAAAAACTTTTCTTTCTTCCATGACGGATAAAAGATCTTAGCTGGTATTGTATCTGGTCGTTTTGGAGCGTCTGTTTGTACAAAGGTTTTCTTATTTTCTATGAGAACTCCAGTACGACAACCATCCCTATATACCGTAAAGCCTTTACAGCCCTTTTTCCAGGCTTGCATATATATTTCACTTACCAGTTCTACAGAGCTATCATTTGGTATATTACACGTTTTAGATAAACTATGGCAAACCCATTTTTGTGCCGCAGCTTGTATATCTACACTTTTAGACCAATCAATATCATTAGATGTGGATTTATTATAGGGTGATTTACCAATGTTATTTAAACCTGTAATTTCTTTCCAATGACGGAACCCGGAATGTTCGACTGTATTTTCTTCCCATTTGTCTCCGCTGGCGTCAATAAAGTCTACATTTTTATTTTCTTCAGAGATTTTTCTTCTTCTCGTATAACTTAATAGATAAGCCGGTTCAATTCCGCTAGTAATATTATGTTTGTCGGTATTAAATAATCTGGCTAAAATAGAAAGTGATCCGGTTGGAGCGGTAGTAAGATTTGCTATATTTCTCCTGCCGTATTTTTTATATTGTGTTTTTAATTGAATATCTTCATTGATAATTCTAACGATAAAAGGGTGTTGCTTTTCTAAATTATATTCATAAATTGGAAATACGCCTCTATCTCTAGCCATATCTACCGAACTTTTATATGAATTGATAGCTAGTGACTTATATATTTCATTAGTAATGATTATGCTATTTTTAGAACCATATTGAATATTTAATCCTGCTAGTGTATCTCCCAACCCGGTTATACCTAAACCAGTTCTTCTGCCGTTAACACAATTATGTCTAATTTTATGCCAAAGATCTAATTCTATTTTTTTAATATTTTCAGGTTCTGGATCTGATTTTATTTTTTTAATAATGTCGTCTATGTGCTCTAATTCCAAATCAATCATATCATCCATTAATTTTTGAGCATGATATGCCGTAGATGCAAACTCAGTATAATCAAAAAATGCACAACCGGTAAATTCTTTATGAACGAAAGCAGTTAGATTAATCGCAATTAACCGACAACTGTCGTATTCGCTCAAAATTAACTCCGCGCAAGGGTTGCACGATACGTTCGCAAATCCTTTAATAGCATAGGCTTGTGTCGGGGTCTCTCTCTCTACTGTATCCCAATATAAAAGACCGGGTTCTGCTGTTTGCCATGCACACTGTACAATTTGATTCCAAATATCTCTTGCTCGCACATTTTTAGTAAAGGCTGGATCAGATGAGTTTACTGGAAATCTTTGTTCGTATGAGCTATCATTTTCCACAGCCATCATAAATTCATCCGTAAGCCTTATTGACACGTTGGCTCCGGTTACTTTGGCGGTATCCTGTTTAATATTAATAAAAGTTTCTATTTCTGGATGGTGAATAGATATTGATAGTAAGAGTGCTCCACGACGTCCCCCTTGCGCTACTTCGCGTGTAGTTCGTGAAAACCTTTCCATAAAAATCGCTATCCCGTCAGTGGTTTTAGCTGCATTTTTAGTAGGTAAGCCCTTGGGTCTTAATGCGGAAATATCAAACCCAACACCACATCTACGCTTTTGCAATTGGGCTAATTCTTGATCAGTAAAACATATTCCACCATATGAATCTTCCGGAGCAGCAATTACTTCACAGTTTGATAGGCTCATAATTTGATATGGATTGCCTATTCCAGCCATAGGTGAACCTTGGGGAATTATTTTACCAAATTTATCAAAATATTTAAAAATTTGTTCTTCTGATAGTGGATTTGGATATTTTGCTTCAATGCGAGCAAACTCTTTAGCCATACGACGATGCATATCTGCCGGTGTTAACTCTTGCAAAACTCCGTCGTTATCACGCAACGCATACTTATCACACCAAACTTTTGCCGCTAGCTCGTCTTGAAAGTAATCCATCGTGGCAGACAATACTTCGTCGTAACTATAACCCATTTATCGCTCCATGTCTTTAATTTCTGATAATAAAGCCAGTATTACTGATCGCATTTCATCTTTTGTAATTAGTCTATCTTCTTTTTCAAATTCTATATATTGTTCCCAATATGTCAATCTCTTCATATCATATTTTGAGAGACGAACTAAAAATCCGTCTAAGTCTAAGAAGATATTAGACATATCCATTCGCCAGTCGTCTTCATGATCACCAAACGAATAACCATTATATTTTATGCCGTACTCTATCGGCGGCAAGCAATAACCACTTATACCCTCAATTGGAGCGTCGTTGTGTGCTTCACTAGTCCATTTTATATTAAATGTTAGTGGTTTACCCAATACTCTAATAATGTCGTCTTTCATTTGTCCTCTAATGAGTAAATATTAATTTCCACATCTTGATAGTCAGATGAAACTTCTTCAATTATTGTCAATATTTCATCCCAAGATCCACCACCTAAACCTGCACCAATTTTTGGCATACTGATAGAAAGTTTATTATTTTCTGCAAATTCTAATAGTTTAGATAGCCCTAGTCGGAATCCTACATAACTAAAATAAACCTCACCATCATATCCGTAATATTTCTGTGTGGCTATATTACATATGATAGGTTTATAATTTTTCAAATATGGATGACTGCAACATTGTATGTCGCCAATTTTCCAACCGTCATTTAAATGTTTGATTGAGTAGTCCTGTTTAGCCCAAGGATAATATCGAGCTACCAAAGCTGCAAATCCACTAGCAAATCTGCCTTGACAATTTACGCCATGTGCAATGATGTCGCTGGTAGAGAGTTTAAATAGGTTTCCATTAATTTGATTTATCATTTTAAATATTATTTCTTGGCAATATAGTAGCCGCTTTATCTACCGTATTTTGTAGTGATTCTAATCGTTGTTTTATATCCCAATCTGGCACGGCATAATATACGAATCCATCAGGCGGATATGGCGGCGTAACAACTTTATATTGAAGGTTTTGTAAAAGTTCGTTTAACCATTTCATTTGATTACGACACTGTACAAGTAGTAAAAGACTTACTTTTTTAAGATTTTCAACTTGTTCATTAGGGACGTCTTCTCTTACGTCATATTGATTTAGCACTGATACAATTTCCTCATATTAAATTGGATATATTTTTAATTCAGTATGAATAGGATAATCAAATAAATCTAAAATAATTCCCGCATCATCTATGGTTTCCTTCGCAATGGCGAAATCGGCAACCCACCGTGGGTTATCATTAATTGGTGCAACAATTCGTGTAACCCCGGCTTGGATTAGTATACTTGTACACGGCGCACAAGGTTGAAATGGATAGGTATATACCGTGCAATCTTCTAAAGTTTGTTCTGCGAAAATCAACGAATTAATTTCCGCGTGGATAATACGGCGATATTTTAATTCGCGATTTTCCAACCAGTCTTTCCTGTCGGAAGTTTGTCTCGCAAAACCATTATAACCAATTGAAACTAATACATTATCACGGGTAATCACCGCTCCAACTTTGGTCGAAGGATCTTTACTCTTACGAGAAATTCGCTCCGCGAGATCTAAAAATAATTTATCCCAATCGTTCATTTGATAATCCTTCAATTGCTTTTTCCGCGCCGGTTTTCTCTCGGTTTAACTTGTTAAGAACACATTGACAAGCAACAATAGCTACTGCGTATCGCTCTCTAACAATTGAAATATTATCATTGATTACCATTCGTCGTAGTCGATATCCATGATCAATTTCTTGTGTCCCGCGACCATAACATTGTCGACAACTTCGTTTTGCATAACCTTTAACATTGTCAACATTGATGTTATTTGAGTCACGCACTACTGTGTTGCCATATTCATCCATTTCCTGCCATCGTAAAATCATTGTGGAAACCTTATAGTTATTTTTAATTTCTCGGCAAGTTCTTGTAAAATTTTCTTTTTTGAATCTAATTCACAATCAGGTTGACCGGTAATTCTATCATACTCTTTGGCTTTGCGTAGCAATTCTTCAATTACACTAACAATTCCTTCTGGTAGCGGCTGCGGTGTAAACGGAATTGAAGGCTGTGGAACATATTTGTGCAAATCTTGTATTGTTTGATTCATGAAGGCTGACATTACACACATTTTTATCGTACTCCACACGATCCGCTAGAACAATTAGTCCCCATAGGTAAAACTTGTTGAGGTAGCAACTGATAATGAACTTCCGGCTGCGTATTTACGGCATTCATACGTTTGATATCCCTATCAAGTGTGGTTTTATTTACATTTCCCCACCATCGACCATAGCGGTCTTTGGCTTTAAAAAGTTCCTTATTAGCTTCGCTAATTTTTTGTTCTAATTCTGCTTCGGTCGAAGACTTCCACTTCTTACCAAATTTATCCCATCCAACGTAAACGGTTACTACCGTAACTGGTGATTCATTTGCCGATTCAATTCGTGAAACCGGAGGTTTTTCCTCAACCATATCAAATGACGGAGGTTGAGTTACCAACATTAATGTTAAAAGCAGTGCGTTCATTGCATATTATTCCTTTCTAATTGTTGACCCATCATCCAATGTTTATTTGTTTGTATATGATCTCTTCGTACAAACTTGCCAACGCTGCGAGAAAACGCTTTATATGGGAACGACGAAGTAAGTCTAACAACATAACCCTCGACTAAATCGAAATCTAATTCGTCTTGTTTTGCCAATATTCGCTGCGGGAGAAATGCTCCTCTATACAATACATTAGGAATCTGGATACCCAACAAGCTAAACCACTCAATAGTATCATCCCAACTAAGACATTCATTGCTTTCGCTCCATACGGAGAAACCAAGAAAAAACGACTTTAAATCATTATACATAATGGAATGTTTTGCGTATAGGTTTTCTCCGCAAATTCTCCAACCATCGGGAATCTCAGATCGTATTTGCGACCAAAAATTTTTCACCCAAGTGCGACTAGGATGACTACCACTATTAACGCTACGTGCGTGAATGTGATCGTTATACATTGTTGTGTTCTCGCCATCCATTTTTTCCGTCATTACAATTTCTTGATTTTGAAAAGACTCAAGTGAAGCCATCATTCTATCATCATCATTCATGCCATCAGACCAGGGTAAATGATAAGTTCGCGGATATTTTACATAATGGGTGAATAAATGAAAACTATCTCGAAGTATTTTTTGTACACTGTCGTCATTGAATAATTCTCCGCGTAAACGTTTTCCATTAGGCAAAATGCAATTTCCCCATTTATCATAAATTTCATCGTCATATAAGTGTGGTGGCAAAATTCTATGAGAATTGGTTTTTTGTAATAGATGTTCTACTGTAATAATAGTTTTTTCTGCTTCGATATGACAATTTGGACATAGCGATGCACCGTTATCTAAATAATATCCACCATCTGTAAATAACCTTCTTTCCATAATATGATGAGCGTCTGCTGCGGGGAAATCACATATAACGCATTTATGACTATCTCTCTCAAATACAGCATTGCGGAATGTGTCCCTACTCATTAACATCATAATTTCCCCAGAGACTCCAAAGTCTTCTCAGATAAGACCCATACACAATTTGGCATTCTGCTTTTTCCCGTTTTAATTTACGGTTACCCTTACAGTATTCAAGTATTTCATCTTCGATGAGTCTACGATTTTTGTCTACAAATATCAGTAATTTCGATTGTTTTTCCCTATATGATTTTAATAGGTCATTTTCTTTACGCAGTTCTTCAATTTCTTCTTTTAATTCCTGTATCTCCAAGCCATATATGGGATGCATTATAATAAATATTTCCTTATAACATCAACTGCCTCAGTATATGAGGTATATCGTGTGCGTTTGAGAAAATCTTTAGTACGATTAGACGGTAATGACTCGTATAGCCAATTACCGCCTTTAGTCATACAATAGCAGCTTTCGCGGATTACCCATTGATCGTCGCCACTATCTTGTGATACTCTTTCTATAAATATATAGAATCCGTGGTTAGGTTTACATTTCACATATTTACAATTTTTCTCATTGCATTCAGATATATAAATTCTAAATGATTGGACTTCAATATCTAGATCTTCTGTATGGACTAATTTAATCATGTCTCGTGATGTTCCAAATCCTTAGCAAAATAGCATACCGCCAAACTCGAAGCAAGTTTGAAAATAGCCCATTTTACTTAGCATTTCTTAGCATAAACGCACTCTGGTAAACCAACGCTCTTCCGCAATATTGACGGCGACTCTAGCAAAATCTTTACGATCTTTAGCTTTAGTCATTAAGTCAAATATTAATCCTATTATATCATACTGAAAAAATCAGGGTCCAATGATTGTAATCTAAAATCATCGAATGAACTATAAGCCCAACTATCGTCTTGAGAAAGCATTGCTACGACATCAGCCTTACGGGCACGAATAACGCCAACGGGTAACGTTAGCGAAGGATCACGAAAGTCTTGTAAAGGACCACCCATTACATCTCCCCAGCTATTTAAAATAATAGCATGTGGTTCAATATTTTTAGATTTGTCACCATTGTCGACTCCGATAATACATAATTGATGACCCCAATTACCTTGTCTGTGGTGATATCCATCTGGCTGAGGAGTCATAGTAAACCCAACATCGCTAGCAACGGTAACCGGATAAAGATTAGTAATCGCTGCAACTAAATCATCCCAAGTAGAAACTTTGGCTGTTTTATGAACAATGTGTTCTTTTGCTACTGATAAGAATGGCTGCCAAGGAGTTTTACTTGCGCCCCACTTTTTAGCTATATCCCCGCTATACTTAGGTACATCCTGTGCCGTTGCATCTAGCTCACCATATTGGTTAGCTGCTTGTGCGGCATAAATACCAACTGAGCCATCGCCAGTGCCCAACATGTTCCCAATTGATCTACTGGTTCCATAAGCGAACGGAGGGAAAATCGGATGAAACTCTGCTATATTACCCATAACAATTTGACAACACTCTACGTATTCAGTGGCATTCTTTGCGCCGAACGAAACGCAGTCGCCGATCTCCTGCCCGTAGTTATCCGTATCCTTACCTAAAACCTTTCGTGTTAGCCTACATAATTGCATATTGTCCGTGGTAGGACCAGAGCCAACAATATAAATTTGACCAGTTAGTTCAGATGGGGCGTTAGATAACGCTTTATCAAGTATTTTTCGGTCAACACCAGCCCAACCAAAATTAATCATTTTAATACTCGAATCAAAGTTTTGACTGTTATTATTTTACTAGCGCGAGCCCCTGAGCAATTTCATTAAACGCCACCGCATAATCACTAATTTTGTTAAACTTTTTAGCCGCATAAAGTGATTGCAATTGACTATTCAATGCATCACTCCAAGATTTAACTGAACTCGGCGATAGATTATATTTAGCCAAAGTTGCTTGGTTATTTTGTTTGATGGTTTTCATTACATCGTTGAGAGTCGTTAACGCTCCGGCGCTAATTGAACTAGCGATACCGGCATAATTATTAGCTAATGCACTCGCAACCGCTACTTTGTTAGGGATTGTTAATGACTCAAATTGATTATATGCAATACCAGCTAATTGGAATTGACCATCGGGAATATCAGGTGGCGCAGGAGGAGTTGGATCAGGAGTAGGATTAGGCGGCACAGTCCCATTAATATCAACTTCTTTTACGTCTGCTCCTAACGGGACTTGAGTAGACCACAAAATATAATTATTGACAACTGAGCCGGCATAATATACGTAATACTTTGTGGAGCCCTGCGAAGGAACAAATAGAACAGTATTACCACTCACTCGCATTGGAACAGCACCAGCATTAACTTCAACTACTTGCCATTGCCATTGCGGAGTGCGAGCAAACCAAGATAGATTCGATGCGGTCGCTGTAAACTCAACGAATTTCGCCACATTTGCAGTAGACGGACCATCAACAGTTACTTGTAAAGTGCGCGGAATAGAAGTGAAGTGACTATATGCGGCAATGCCGGTTACAAACGATGCCGCGCTGAGCGCGAGCGTATACAGTGTCGCTTTAGTAAATAAAGCTGACAGATTAACTTTTGGTAAATTCATTTTTATAATCCTATGGAGTGCTTTAACTGATCTATATTAATAGAACCGTTGAAAATTCTGATCAACGCAGTAATGATAAATATCACGAATAGATACTTAGTTTGATTGCGCGAGCGTTTATCCTCTACTTGCATTTGTTGCATCATTTGCTGCAAGTAATTAAGTCGCTGGGTATTCAATTCCATATTTTGCGTCAATAGAGCAATTGACCAGAGCCCAGGATATTTACCTTCATAAACAATTTCTTCAAGGGTAGACACCTTATCTTCTAAAGCATCTACCCTCAAAGTGGTTTCTGTTACAGCGGGCATTAGTCTGTCTTTGCTTGGTATTGAGTAACAAGAGCTGTTGGAGCACCTTGCATATATGTAAGACGACCAGGGTGAGCGTATGTGCCAGTATTTGTATCGGTTTTGAACAAATCTCGTGAGGACTGAGCGTTTACTGGTTGACCAGTCTGGTAATACCAACCACCAGTTGTTCGTTTGAGCCAGCTATTTCGATAGGGATTGCTAATATCTTGAGATTTAACGTTGTACGACATACCCGGACTATTGAGTAAGGTATTGGCGATACCGGCGATCTGCGAAGTAAAACCAACCATGATATACTTACCAGCAACCATTGTGGCAAATGTACCTGCGTTAATTGCTTTCGCTACGCCATTTACTGTATTGGAAGGAATTAGCTGAGGCTTGTTATCGTTGTAGCCGTTATGGATACCCAAATAAGGATAACCAAAGTCCGTATCAAAAATACGACTATTTTGGCGAGATGCGGCACTAACACCTAGAACAGCTCCGCCGTTGTTAACAGTGCCTTTATTGACGTTAGCCTTATAGGTGATCTGATCCGAACCATAATATCCGGGGAAAGCTGATGCTGGGTTATTAGCAGGCATTTTCGTAGACTCCGCGATTCACTGACAAATCATAAATCCTAAATTGATTCCTATCCGTTAATGATACCCCGAACGAATAATTTATATGGCAAACAACTCCTACTAGATGTGTATTCGCGAGATAACGAAAAACCATTTGTTTGGAAATGTGAAATCATTGGATTATTATCGCTAGCGCAGGTGCCGAAAATATAACTGTCTTCGACGCATTTTAAAGCGTAATTGATTATTTTTCTCGCCCATTCTTTTCCGCGATAGGCTTCCTTTAAATATAACCACCCAAATTCAAATTTATAATTCTCACTATTATCATGAAACACTTTATTTTTATAGGTTTCACTAGGTATTTTTATACCACATGTTCCAACAATAATCTCGTTATCTTCTAACCAAACTAGTCTTTTTGCTCGCCTAATCCGCCTTTTTAAATATCGTTTTTCTACGTTATTACTTTCCAAAACTACGTCATAAAATTTTTGTAAATCTGTTGCAGATAAAGTCTTTATATCATCTATGACTTTAATTTCCATATTAACTTACCACCAAGTTCTTTTTTAACTTTTTCATATTTAGTTAATAATATCTTTAACTCTTCGTTGGTTTTGGGTTGTCGAGTTTCATATGATCCATTAGGCAAAACGTACAATAGATAGGGATCGCCATTATGATCTAACTCTAATTTATGTTTTTTTAGTGATAGTAAAATATCTTTAGAGACTTTAAGATTGTTATTGCAATTAAGTTTCTTTTCTATGATTGCTTTGACTTTGACCGTTGTAAAACCTTTTCCTATAGCAATACGAAATCGATATGGACTGAGAACTGTCAATACTTCTACTCCGCTAATTTTGTCTAATTCAACAGCAAGTTCTTTAGTAATATAAAAATTACAATGCCCCAACCATATATTCATTCGGGAACTTTGACGGGAAGAAATTCTACCAACGGAAATATAACCAACTCCCTCAATATTTTGAACGGGATAAGCTCTTCCTTCTGATTCTTCTTCTTCAGATTCCACTTCCATATGTGGTTCAATCCATTTTTCCCAAATAATTTTTCTCATGATTTGCCCTCATTTACATTATTTTTAATATGATTAATAACACGAGATGGTTTAATTAAAGGACCATGATCAATAATAGGTGTTGGTAATCTGTTTTTTTGAAAAGCAGCCATACTATTTATAATATATTGACCCTGCTCGACCCAATTTTCCCTTTTAGACCAAACTGAGATTGATCCCGTAATACCCGCATACATACTAGGATGGTTATCCAGTAATGCATTAATCATCAACAATAATGTTTTAGGATCATCATTCGGTGACAAACCTACTTTAACAACAAAATTGCCATCAGTTACTTCTATATTGATAAAGGTTTTTTGCTTTTTTTTGAACATATCATACCCTTTGGGTTGCTGTGTATCTAATTAATGCTTGACATTCCGGATTAAGTTCTGATAAATCATTTATTTTCATCCATTTGCCTAATATGGTTTCCGGTATATCGTCAAAACAGACCATATAAACTATAGTAAGCTTTTTTTCTCCGTCTATAACGTGTTCGTATGTACCAACTTGTTTATAGTAGATCTGCCAATCTTTGATTCCCAGCATATTATATGTGATGTGCCTGACAGTATCAAGCGAATTAGGGCTTTCGTCGGTCAACTCTATACTTGGCAACGAGTCGTCGAACGTTAATACGTAGCCGCCTAATTTATCCGAATAAGCAAAAGCACACAGCGCCGCAACAACTTTCATAGTTTATCCTTTGTAGAGGCTACGCCATCAGACTGATATTTTCTTCGCATAAGATCTAATATAAAAACCATTATAATAACGCCTAATACGGCATAATTATTGCGTAGCGAAAGCAAAAATACCTTAACGGGCGGTGCCCACACTTTATCTAAAGTTTGGTCGACATTGTCTAATAGAAATTGTAAAGTTCCCCAAGTACCACCACCGGCAGATACCGCCAATGTTAGTACTCGGTATAACTCTTCTGGATTGATATGATTGTAAACTGATCCTGTCACCGGACCTAAAAATCTATAGGCACTAACAACGATATATTTTATAATTTGATATGTGTTGTAGCATAGATTTTTAATCAACTTAATTTCGGCTTTAATAAGCTGCCAAAAAAAGTTTTTCGGTGTGACAGCCTTAGTCATTGGACTAACATTTGCATTTTTTGAATTGCTTTTTGCAGATGTAGGTTGACATTCTGATGGGTCTTGCCCGTCATTTCCGCTACCTGATTGTCTGTTTTGCCCTGCAAGAACCAATTGACATGCTCCATCTGAGTTTCTGTTAACCCGGCATTGTTTTTTAAGAATTCGACTGCATTTTTAGCGTCTAGGGTTTCATGTGGTTTTTTAAAACGTTGGCGTAGATCTTTATGGGTATAAAATTTTTCTAATTTAGAGTTACCTTCACTGATATTGCTAATTGTATTAGTGAACATTGTCCTATTTTTAAATCGCATCTCTCTTACAAAGTACGCTTGAATTCGCCTAATACATACAAAAATTCTATATTTTCGTAGTGTTTTTCCCTTATTAGGATCATAAGTCATATCTGACATAACTAATCCATTGATAATCTCTCCAAGCAATTCATCGTGATTAAATTTGAATGGTCGATTTATATTAGCTCTTTTATACCGCGATAACACCTTATTTGCAATATTAGTATATTCTGATAAAGATAAAAGTTCCAATTTAAACTCCTGAAGTTTTCGCAAAAACAGCCGCGCGAGGAAAATGCTTAATCTTATCGCAGCCGATATAACTGCCGCAACTGCGTAACCCACCTAGAATTTCTCTCACTACGTTATCGACTGGTCCCTTATATGTTACTAAAGTTGATACACCCTCACTGGCTCGGTATTCTTTTTCCGCGCCGCCGAATTGAGCCATTGCCTCATGAGAAGACATACCGAAGAATTTTAGTTGTTTAACAGTTTGATAGGCTCGCGACGATATGAACATTGAATCACTATAATGATTAATCCATTCTGTGTGTTCTACCCATTCGCCCTCATTCTCATCTACTCCCGCTAACATTCCCCCCAACATAACAAAATCTGCGCCAGCACAGAAAGCTTTAGCAATATCGCCGGGAGTTCTACATCCACCATCAGCTACAATATGACCGTTCAATCCGTGAGCGGCGTTAGTACATTCAATAATAGCGGACAACATAGGATAGCCAACTCCGGTTACCTTACGAGTTTCACAAACACTTCCCGGACCAATACCTACTTTTACTATATCTGCACCGGCTAAGATTAATTCCTGTGTCATTTCCGGCGTTGTTACATTGCCCGCCATGATTAATACTTCTTCGCAAAATTCATTTCTAACACGTTTGATAAAATCAACAAAAGACGCTCGGTAACCATTGGCAACATCAACACAAACCATGAAGTTCGTATATGTTCCTTCTCTAAACAATCCTTTTAACTCTTCTAAATCGTCATTACTCTCGCCGATTGTGACAAAAAAATAATCGGATAGAGAAGGTTGATCCAGCCTATCCAATAAAACAGCATATAAATAGTATTTATGCAGTGCAGTGAGCATCTTATGTTTACTTAATGAGGTAGCCATTGCGATCGTACCAGTATTATACATATTGCTGGCGATAATCGGCACACAAGTAATTTCTCTCGCATAGTGAGGAAATTTAAAAGTTCGCTCTAATGAAACATCAGCACGACTATCTAGTGAGCTACGCTGAGGAACAATGAGTACGTCGTCGTAATTTAATTTTACATCCGGTAGGATAATCATTATTCTTCCTCTTCCTCTTCGTCTTCTACATAGTCATAATGATCTTTTGGCATATCTATTCCGTAAACGTTTTTATATAGCTGTTTAATATCAGAAAAAAATTCTTCTTGCCTTTCGGAGTAGCCTTCCCAATTATCAACACCGGCAGCAAATAATTCTTCAAGTCGTAGTTGGTCTGAGGCTAACGTATAATATTCCTGTTTAGTCAAAACAATATCATTTCCTTTAATTCTCATTTATAATCTCCATTAGTTTTTTAGCGGTGTTTTCCCAAGTAAACTGTTTAGCGTCTTCCGCGCCAATGTCGTTAACCATATTTGCGCCCGACTGTTTTTGTTGGTGAACATAACGCATATAGTTAATTAACTGTTCATTTTCTGCGACACCGAATTTAGCCCAATTGCCTGCTCCGCCTTTAAACCACACTCCGTCGTAAGCTTCTTCCGTGTCTAACACGTCGATCAACATCGTATTGCCCACGGTACAAAATTCAGTATGCGCGGAATAATCAGTGGCGATTGCCAGTGTTCCGCATGCAAGTGTTTGTAATAAACCAAGGTTAAAACCTTCCGCGTGCGATGGAAATACTCCACAATCGGCGTTAGCGATTAACTTAGCAACATCATTTTGTGAGGGCAGCCAATCATATAGGGTGATTCGGTCGGCTAATTTACTTGTCCTATATGCTTTCAACCATGAAGCCTTTTCTTGTGGAGCACGTTGATCCAATAGGCGATTATCCCACACCATATGTAATTCAACATTTTCTCCGTCGGCGAAAGCCGATTCAAAACACTCTAAAATAATGTCGTGTTTGCGCAGCTCCATCTTACCAACATTGATAAATACCGTAGAGTCGCGGAACTTGCGGGGAAAATTACCAGTCTTTAGACCGGGGTGAAAAACCTTATGATCAACACCTAGTCTTGCTACTTTTGCATTAATCTTATTCGCCAGACAAACTTGCCGCGCCCATTCACTACACACAATAACCATATCTTGGCTGCGTAAATGTGCTAACTCGCGCGGAGAAAATTGATCTAGCTCGAAAATGGTCCACCCAAAACGGTTTCCCGCTCCTGCGTGTAATGCCATATCAAATGCGTGCCAGAGTCTAAGACTAGGTGCGCCGACGTTAAAACTTTCCGCATTTTTTAAAAGACTAAATAGAAAATCATGATCTTCTGGTGAGGCTCCTAAACCATATTCATTAATAGGGAATAGATTAACCTTTACACCAAGATTAGTTAATGCTCGACAAGTTTCAAATGCTGTCAAACCATAGGATGTATCGTTCGGGAGGCATACATAATTAAGTTCTTTCACGGAGTGAATTCCTTCCAGTTATCGTCACGACTAAACCATCTAAAGCCTAAGACTTTTACTTTTTTACTTTCATGGTTTTCAACAGACCTATATGCGTCGGGAAATTTCGTCGCTCGTTCTTGTAATAGTTTCACTTGCGTGATGTTTGGCATTGTATTAAAAATTAATGCTACGGAATCACTATGGGCTTCACCATCAAAAATATCAGTATAATCTGGATCGTGTACGCCGTCCCAATCGTGTGAACCAACGATATTTTCAAAACTTGACGAACCGTATTTATCCACATCTCCGGTTTCATCTTTATATAACTGCGCTAACTTCTCCGCCGTAGTGGAAAAATATTCATTTTCAAGAACGCCAGTTAGGTATGCACCCATTTCGCGATTGAAATTTCCGGCGTATTTATTAGTGTCGATAACAAAAAGATATTCCATTTAATTTTCCTTCGGAAAAGCAATCTTAATAGCTTCTAGTCCTGGTAAATCACACAATTTTTTATAACATTTTAAACAAAGACAAAGTAACTCATCATTGATAGTATTATCAGTATCGGGATGAGAAAAATAGTCGACGCCGGCAGATTTATCACAAACATAACATGGATGAACTTTTGCGTACTTGCCGTTATCGCGAAAATTTTCACTTTGTCGTTGACGTTGTTTTGGTGTCATTCGACTACGCTTTTAGTATTATGAAAAATTCTTTTCAACTGATCACTCATATTGAATCGTTCCGCGTTAATGTCGATGCTTTTATTTAAATTGCCATCATGGTGGCGCATAGAGGCGCTTTTCCAGTCTGCGAACATCTCAATTAAATCTAATAGATTCATGTCGTCTACGCCGTTCTTCCAGTGCTCGGGATGATGACGATTCTTAGCGTAATGATGATCTAAGGCGGGCTTTAACTCTTTAAGAAATGACTTATACTCATCAGAATTGTATGTGCAACCGGCTAATTTGGGTGTTAGCTCTGCAAAGTGTGTTAACTCGGGATCTTCGAGTTTACTATTATCGTGTATTTCTCCTCGCGCCAGAAGTTCTGTTGCGAATAACGTTAAAAATTTCTGAACAAGCCTAATATGTTTTAACGTTTCGTAATTAGTGGCTATTTCCTGTTGTGTCATTGATTAATTTTCCATTTCTAAATAATAGGCAGTCGCCGTACCATTTGACTACCTGTACAAATCCCAACTTACGGGGTAAGTAAAGTCCATCTATTTTGGACGCTGCATTACCATTTGTTATTCTATAATATTCTTGTTCGTGATCGAGTATAACATATATATCACTCTTCTTCATCTCGCAAAAAACCCTCAACTTCAAATAAAAAATGCAATAATAAATTTATCATTATGTGCATGACAACACCAAACGCTAAGGCAACGGCTAGATAAAAAGTGGTGTTCATTAGTATCCGGGATTCTGTGCTTTCCAATTTTGGATCTCGCTTACCAGCGAGTTTAAAGCAGTTTGCAACGTACTAAGCAAGTTTAATCCAGTAGATTCGTTATGCCAAACTGTTTTGTCAGGAAATTCCTTTGTTATATCTACTACCCAACCATACATAGTACCTTGTGGTACAGTAATTACGTCAAAACGAACACTGACCGTTGCTCCTAAATCAATCATTGATTGAACTAAGGCGTTAGGGTCATCTGTTCCACCGTCGCGGGGATGGAATTCAAGTTTTTCGTATATATAGCCGCCCGCTATTGAAAATAGGAGCGTTAAGGCGAGCGTCAGCCACATTATTATTTACTTGTCCTGTGTTAATGCAAATCTTTTTGTTTTACGACCTTTCCAATTAATCCCTTGGATTTTTGCATCTTCCGTCATCAGATGAATTAAAACCAATTCTGGTATCAATTGTCTATTAACTCTTTTAGGATAGTTAACTAAACTAAATTGCATGTCTGCCCTACTACAATCTTTATGTTCAGTAGGATATATTTTTTTAGTTCCATTATCAAACCAAGCCTGGAAAAAGCCTATGGGACAGAACCCCGGCTCAAATTCAAATTCCACATCTTTAGTATATGTCTTCGACACAATTGCGCCCATAGGAAATGCTCCCTGATGCACGTATATTTCCTTTTCATGAATTAAGGACGGTTTTGACATAAACTTAATCCAATTTTCAAATCCAATACAATTCATCCTATTTGCGCCATAGATAGTATCTGGTTGTAACTTAGCGATAGTAAGCATCTCTCTAGTTCTTTTGGGGCAAATGATGTCAACGTCCTGGTGAATCAAAAGACCTTTCCTAGATAGTCTATCAAGACCTAAATTAATTGCCACGCCTTTAGGAAATTCATTGTTATTAAAGATATTACTTACAACACATTCTATATTGTAGAACTTGCATAAGTTTTGCGTATGCCAATCCCCTTCGCTGGTAACAACTACCAACTTATCGAAAATATGAGCATTTAGCGGTAGGCTCCAAGCCAAATAGTCGTCCATCCCTACGCATACAATGACGCCTTCGATAATCATCGATAGTGCCTTTATTGAGGAGTATTAAATTAGTCCTTATTTTATACCCCTCCACACTGACATCCTTTAGATAAAAGCACAACAATATTACAAGTACATTTTTTAGGCTTAGGGGTTTCCGTACCATTATATATGATAGTGCTGATCATTTCGTCTATTTCTTCATCGCTCCAAACTTTGCCATTCATCATCCAAATCTTTCTCGGTTTCTTCTACGCGGTCCAACTCTTCATATCTACCTTCTTTTAACAAGCGTTTGACGTCATGTCTTACTGAACGTAGCTCGTGATGGCGCTTAGAATCACGTAGACGATCGTTCTCTTTATTATCGTTCGACTTGCTCACTGTCTTTCAAACCTTTATGAAATGGATTAGGGCAATCGCCCCTATGAGTAAATGCAAATAAATCTCCACTGTGTATTCCTAAATACTCGCATCCCTTGTATTGAACGGGTTGTATAAACATAGCATCACCACTAGATCCAATACTCCAAGTATCTTCTATAATGACCCTGTCATAGTTTTTAGCAAATTTTTCACTACCACATCCAAGTAAATTAATGAGGAAAAATCCAATTATTAACATCCTATGTAATGTCGGACTCATGATCTTCTCTCCACGAAATCAGGACATAAGATGTCTAGAAAATCACCTTTGCCCAAGGACTTCATATTAGGATAATACCCCGGTCCTGCTGACCGTTCAATGCTGGTATTTTTATACCGATCCGACTCAGTTGTGGGATTTAAGGTATAACCCGCCAATATCATGCGAAATAAACACTTATTATTTCCGCACTCACGTACAATTGAACAACGGGTTTGAGCTATTGGTTTCATTATTTTTCCACCTTCGCCGGCACTAGCCGATCTATCTTTGAT